AGAGCTCCTGATTGCCCTTGTCGCGCACGGTCTCATCGAGGGGGTCGGCCGTACTCGACGGCCCGTTCGGAATGAAGCACTTGACGATCAGCCACTCCGTCATGCGGCCGATCTTCTCCGTGAGGTCGTTCACCTCCTTGGCCTGGTCGCGGTAGTAGCGGTAGTCGGGCCGAGGTATCAGCTGCTTCCCGGTCTTCGTCGCGTAGCAGGGCTCAGGGCACGGGAAGAAATCGCGGAAGCTGAGCGGCGGATCGCCGGACTCGAGGAACTGCTGTTTGCCCTTCGCCAGCCAGGACACGAGGCCGCGGCGCTTGTCCCAGAGCTCGTATATCGCGCAGCGATCCTCGGGGTCATCGGCAGCCGATCCGCTGCCAGTTCCGGTGGGCGCCTTGGCGGTGTAGGAGAGGCCGGCTGCCTTCTCGGCACCGAAACGCTCCTCGACTTCGTCGTAGCTCTTGTAGACCTTGCGCCAGACGAGCCAGACGTCGTTCCAGGCCGCGGCAACGTTGTGGCCGAATTCCTTCCACTGAACGTGATCGACACAGGCCTTCTCGGACTTCAGCTTCTCGAGCTGGATCGGCTCGCCATCCTCGTCTGTGGCGCCGCTGGGATCGTCGTAGCGAGTGAGCTCGGCCTCGTAGCGCACCCAGGCCTGACCCCGCCCGGGCAGGAGCCGATCGTCGCGGACCATGCGGAAGGTCTCGTCGACGTTGTAGAGGTCGAACGTCGTGTTGGTGCCGCGCTCTAGGATCTCCGCGGCAACACGCGCGATGGGGTCGCGGTCCTTGAACCGGCGCGAGCACACCAAGGTCGGGATCTTCGCGTAGACGGCGGGCTTCAGCGTCTCCACGTTCGCCCACAGCAGCGCGAACTTGCGCGTCGCGCTGTTGGTGTTGCGGTGCTCATCCAGGTAGACGTCGACGATCTGGTCGCCCTCCGTGTACCAGTCGGCGGTGGCGCGCTCGTAGCGCTCGATCTCGCGCCAGTAGCGGGCCACGAGTGGATCGACGACGGGCTTATCCTCGCCCATCTTCTCCTTCTCGGCCTTGGCGATCCTGCCGACTCCGCGCAGCGCATCGTCGGAGGTGGTGCCATCGCCGTAGAGGCCGGGATCATTGGCCATAACTCACTCCCACTTGCGGCTCGGCTGTCGCTGCCGCATCAGCTGGTTGATGGTGATGGGCGGGAACTCGATCTTGGCCGGCACCTTCGGGCGCTCGATCGGCTTGGCCGGCGTGGCGACCGCGACGGACAGGTGGCCCCAGGCATCGGCCCCGTGGCTCGACCAGTCGTGCTTGGCCGTCTTGCGGAATGTGCGGCCGATGGGATCCCACTCCGCCTTGTAGTTCCGCAGGCACTCGAGGCCCTGCGCGCAGCGCGTGGCATCGAAGTAGGCCGTCGGAATCAGGCGGCGGCCGGCATTGATGCGGTCGATGGGTTTGTGGTCGGGCACCAGCTGCGGGTTGAGCCCGAGAGTACGCATGGTGGTGATGCGCGTGCGGCCGTCAGGGCTGCCGGGCTCGCGCTGCTTGGCGTCGTGCGGCACCCAGTCGATCGACCGCTTGTCGTCGAGGTAGCCACGCTCGCGCAGCTTCTCCGCGTACCAATCGAAGCCGTAGCCAGACCCCTCGATGTAGTCGACGATGTGCAGGAAGCCCGGGCCAACCTGGTAGCACCAGATCGCCATCGGATCGTCGATGCCGACGTCCCAGGCACGGTTGACGGGGTAGCTCGGGGTGATGTCGAGATCGCAGATACGGCCCTCGCGCTCCGCGGCCTCCATCTGCTTGCCCCAGTAGGCGCCGAGGATGGCCGCGGACCAGCTGCACCAAAACTCCTGCTGGATCATCGCGTCGCCGGCTTCCTCGCCGAAGATCGTGTGGTACTCGCCGCGCTGCTTCTCGACCGCCTCCAGCGTCATCGGCGGCTCGACGCCTGCCTCCCGGCAGAGTCTGATCGTGTCCTCCACCGTCTGCAGCTCGGCGAACCAGGTCGGGTCCTTGAGGCCGAGCTCGTAGGTGGCGTGCGCGTGGTTGCGGCCTTCCGGCGTGGTGATCCAGAGCGCCCAGCCCTTGTTCTCGACCAAGATCGGCGACAGGTAGGCCCACGCGCCGGGATGCGCCTTTGCCCACTCCGAAAAGACGATGCCCGCCGGCGGTGTACCGACGAGCGATTTGAAGTTGTCTGACCCGATCACCTGCCAAGTGGCGCCCCACTTGAAGCGGATGAACATCTGCTGGTCGTTGGTGCTGGCCCGCCACTCGAATGGGAACATCTCATCGATGCGCCGAATGCCCGTGTGGGGGTTGACGGCGGTCCAGATCGCCTTGCGGGCCTGCTCGTATTCGGGGAGGAGGTGCCAGTACGTGGCCGGCCGCACCACCCCCGCCTGAGCGGCGAGCTGCATGGCGATCTCGTCTTTTCCCCAGCGGCGGTGAGCGATCTCGACTGCGCGTTTGTTGGTGCCATCGAAGATCTTGCCGTCGGCCCCCTTGAAGTAGCGCCAGAGCCTCATCTGGTGGGGGCGCGGGCGCCAGCCGTTCGGTGGCATCTCGATCTGCATCTCAGGCCACCAGCTTGACTTGAAGGACGCCGCCGTCGGGGTCGGTGAGGGCTACCTTGTCGCCGTAGATCTTGGGCAAAGCCTTGGAGAGCAGCCACTTGCGCGTGTCGACCATCAGCCTCGAGCGAGCGATGTGGTCGTGGTCGACAGCCATATAGGGGTTGCCGTGACGATCCAGGCGCTGCACCCAATCCTGGGATGCGTCATCGGCGATGTCGGTGAGCTCATCGGCCATCTTGTGGTAGCCGATCTCTCTCGCCCGCGTGTAAAGAGGGGAAAACGGGTGCTCGGCATCGAGAGCCCACTGACGCACGGTCCGGTCATCCGGCATGCCGGCATCTCGACAAATCGACGTCAAAGTCCTGCCTTCAGCGAGCAGCGCACAGATGCGCGCGCCCAGTTCGTCGGTGTACTTCGTCGGACGTCCTCGTTTCCTGGCCATGGTGGTTGGAGTCGCTACCGGCAGGTGACGTGCTGGCCGTTGCGCCAGCAGTTGATGGTCCGGGGGACATAGACGGGCTGCTGCGCGGCCCGGTAGTAGGCCTGGGAGGCTTGCTGCATGCCCGCGGCAAGGACGGCAGCGGCAGCACGCGCGTTGGTGTCATCGCGCTGTGCGAGTGTCAGGCGGCAGCGCAGGTGGGTGTCTGTCCCGGGCTTGGTGCCGAGGCGGCGGCATTCGGTATCATGCCGAGCAGCTACGTCTTGGGGCCCGGCGCAGCCGGCGAGCAGGATCGCAGTCAGCACCAACGTGATGGCTTTCATGGCTTGTCCTCGTTGTCGTTACCGGCGGGCGAGATGCGCATGAGGCTGAGCGCTCTCGCGATCACGCGACCGGCGTCTGCAGCTATGTCACCGGTGCCGGCGGCCTCGATGTAGGCGTGGATCTGTCCCTCGAAGACGGTGGCCTGGATGCCGATGCCTCTGCTCTGGTCCCAGAGGCTGGTGGTCCAGGCGTCGGCGAACCTGATGTTGTTAACCCGCTCGGTGCGGACGTAACGAAGGGGTGGCGTGAACTGTTCGCAGAACGCCCTGATGATGCGCTCGCCGTCGCACATCTCCTGCGGTGTTTCATCGAGCATTGGGAAGTCAGAGGAGGACCAGCTTCGTCAACCGCCAGTGCCAGGCTGAATTGATCCGACCGGTCCTCCTCTCCTCTACGCGCTGGCCGGGATGGGCAGCGCTAACTGGTGGGGGTCGGGGATCGGAGCGATACCCGCTCCGTTGGGTTTCGGCTTCAAGCCGAGGACTTCGCTCCAGCCTTGAATTCGGCCCATTTCGAAGGTGAGCGCGCGCTGGGACATGCCGGCCTTAAGCTTCATCGTCTTGATGTTGCCGTTGACGACGAGGAGGAGCTCGGCCGTGGCGTCGAGCCAGGACCAGGTGTGTTGTGAAAAGCCGAGGGCCTTCAGGTGCGCCTCCATGGCGGCGCGGATCACCGGTTTCTTCACGACACCTTCCCTTGCTCGGCTTCGATCTCGGCCCTGATCTCCGCCCACCCCGCGCCGGAGACCGAGTACACCCTCTCTCGCTTCCCGCTCTTCGCGCGAGAGCGATCGAGCTTTCCGCGGCACCACAACGCATCCAGAAAAGTTTGCTGCGGCGCGCCCCAGCCCATGGCGGTGCAGATCTCAGCCTTCGTCGGGAAGGGCAGGTCGGCCTTGGCGCGCTGCTTGATGAAAGCCCAGAGCCGATCCTGGGTTGGATGGTATCGAACTTGCTGCCGGCGAAAGTTGCGGTAGTGGTGGCGGCTCTGCTCGATGGCCGTCATATGTGGCCCCACGTGAGACCGGTGACGGCATGCCGGCAGGCACCAGGCGTGACGCCGTAGCGTTCTGCCAGGACGGTGAAAGGAACCCCTTCCTCGTGTCGCAGCCGGCGCATCTCGAGGACGTCGTCGGCTTTCAGCTTGTGCTCATGGCGGCCCTTGAGACGGCAGTCGTGCACGTTGTCCTTCTGGCTGCCGAGAAAGAGGTGGTGAGGGTTGCAGCAGAGCTTGACATCGCAGCGATGCAGGACCTCGAGACCGTCGGGGATCGGGCCGACCCAGAGGGCGTAGGCGTACCGGTGAGCGAGCTCCTGCTTGCCATCGGCGAGATGGAGCTTGCCGTAGCCGGGCTTGCCGTTGGTCGCCCCTTGCCACAACCAGCAGCCCTGAGGATCGCCGCGATCCACCATGGCCACAAAACGCCTAGCTTCTGGCTGCACCTGGCGCGGCTGCCTCACCTTCACGCGGCGGCTGCCGTTGCGGCACGACCGACAGGTGGGGCGAAGGCCGTCGCGGCAGGTGGGAGAGGGCTCGAAGTGCGCGCTGGTGGCCGGCCTAGCCACCCGGCAAGCGGGGCAGACGCGGGTATGGGACATGACGCTGGACTTGGAGGAGGAGGGCGACCCGGCCGCTGTTCGGGTGCCGGGTCGCCGCGCGCGCTATCTGGAGGAGCGGAGGAGCAGTATCAGGCCATGGCGGAACTGCAGGCGGGGCCGCTCAATTCTCAGGATATGCTCGTCGTCTCTGGTTTCGTCAATAGCCCGACATCGAATACTGTATGGAGGTAAGTAATTCACAAGTTCAGTGTGGCGGTATAGCCACGCTCGACTTGTTTGAGAGGTGGTCTCGGACCTCTCAACGTGCCCGTATGCTGACCGTGGCTGTGTAGGCTTCGACGACTACGGCGCCCAGGGCCGCTTTTCTTGTTACACCCAACCACGACGGCGGCAGCGACCGCGCGGCGTGCAGGACCTTGTCGAACGAGCAAGTGCCAGCAAGACCCCGAGCGTTTCCGGGAGCGCCGTCGTCGGCGTCCTCCTCGTCGCGTGGCTTGAGCGCTGACGTGTGGATTGTGCTCATTCCTTTGGATCGTCGAGCGGAAACGCACGATACAAAGCGAACAGCCTCAGTTCGAGCTGGCGTTCCGGCTTCAGGTCCAAGTCGACGCAGTGCTCCTCTAGCGGAAACTGGTTGATGTGGGTATGAGAGGCTTCAAGGAGCACCTCAAGCTCCCCGAGCTCCTCTGCCTTTAGACCCAGGCCAGGTGTTCGAAGCTGGCTTCTTTCTTCCTTGGACAGCAGCTCGTTGAACTTGGCGAAGGCATCGTAGTGCGCGGTGAACGCCTGCTGCGTCTCCTGCAATCGCACTCGCAGCGCCGCCACCGTCTTTTGCAGATCGAACACTTGTTTGAGAACGTCCCTGGTGTCGCCCACCACGGCTCGATAGTCGGCCTCGATTTGCTCAATACCTGTCATGTTCGCTGATCCTCAGATGTCACGGCACTCGGACAGCTCGCTCGCCGCCCTTTTTGACCAGCACCTCGACCCTGCGCAGGGCCAAGGCGACATGCTCGACCTCCTCCTCGTGTCCGAGCGCTTCGCGCATGGTCTTGAGCCGTGGATGGAGCTGGTAGAGAAAGTTGGTGATGACTTCGAGATTGTCGAGAAGGGCCTTGTACCTCTTGGCGGCTAGGGTCATGTGCGTGTCTCCTGTAGCGCCGCCAGGGTCTGATCGAGCTGCCGGAGTAGTTTCTGCCCGAAACCGGCAGTGCCGTTGCTCGGCTCTTGCTTCTCGCGCGCGCGCGGCAGCAGCCGCTGCCGCGTAGTGTGAGAGAGAGCAGTATCGATAGCAGCATCTAGAGTAGTATCACCCGACGTCGACGACGGGGTGGATGGCCGTGAACGTCGGGGTGCACTGTCATGGACGTCGGGGTGCACTGTCATGGACGTCGGGGTAGCAGCGTCATCGACGACGGGGGGCCCGGAGCACCCCGTCGTGACCGTCGGGGTTGCTACCCCGCCATTGACGACGGGGTTGTTGGCGTCGCGGGGGGCGCGCGCGTCCACGAACCAGGTCAGTGGGTCACGGCTGACGAAGTCGCGATTGATCACCGGCCAGTAGGTCGACGGCTTGTTGCGTCCGTTGCGCTCTGTCCGGCTCCATGTGCCATCGGCCGCCAGACTGCCCGGCGGATCGACGAAGATCACCTGGGCGCGCTCGAGACGACCGATGGCCTCGCTTACCCGTCGTTCGGTCCGCGAAAAGAAGTCGGCCATGCGCTCGATCGACAGCGTGCAGCATCCTTTGCCGTTGTCGGCGAGATATGTGATGAGCAGTAGCACACCTGGCGCGACGTCGAGGCGGCCGTTGGTGGCGTAGAGATGACCGAGGTTGTCGACCAGAGAGTGACGCTGAGCCAGCATTCTGTTGAAGCCGCTGAGCGCGCCGATCTCCTCCCGGGTCATGGCCTGGTCGAGATTGCGGGCCTTCACCCAGTCCGAAACCATCGCGCTAAACCACGCTCTTCTGGCGTCCAGCTCTTGTGGAGGTCGGCTCTTGCCTGCAGCTGCCCCCTTGATCGAGAGGCCCGGTTGATGGTATAACATATCTGCACCCTACTCTGGGCCGGTGGCTCGGCCCTGTGTTGATCGTCAGATGAAAGCGGGCGATCCCCGGCAGGATCAGCCCGCCTTTTGTTTCTTGGCCTCGCCGGAAATCCGGACGAGATAGCCGTCGATGTCGAAAAACCAACGTCCTGAGGGGGTTATAAAGTAATCGATCTCCCCGGCGAGGGCTTTCCTCTTTAGGGTATCAACATGATACCCGCTCTTGCGCCCAGCCGGCCCGGACGGGTCGAGACGGCGCATTTGCTCGCGATTCTTCATTGCTCCTCCAACTGCGATTTTTGTAAGTTTGAAGGCGCTATACACGAATTCCGAGGTTTTCCGCAAGGATGAGTAGGAGAGGCATGTACAGTTCAGTCAAACCTGTTGCACAGTCACAACATGAGCAAAGAGTCGCGACCGAAGCGTAAGATCAGGGCGGGCGAACGCCTTGGGACCGGGCGTACCCGCCGTGCCGCGTGGAAGGTTGAAATGGGCGCGCGCCTGCGCGAAGAGCGAGACCGCCTCGGGCTAACCCAGCAACAGATCGCCGACTGGATCGGAACGACCAAGGGCCTCGTGAGCCAATGGGAACTCGGGGGTTCGGAGATTCAAGCCTACGATCTTGCTGAGCTTGGAGAGAAAGGGTTCGACACCAACTACGTGCTGCGCGGAAGTAGGCTCGTCACCTCGATTCATCACTTCACCCCGCTCGTAACCATGGCCGAGCTGACCGCGCTGGCCTCCGGCAAATTGAGGAGAGCGGACATAAAGGCCCGGGTGCCCGTGTTGGTGCCATACTCCAGCCAGGCCCTGTCTCTCCACGTTCCTCCCGAGTCGCGAAGCATGGAGCCACGACTCGCGCCAGGCACGAGGATCACGTTCGATCCTGAGAAGCTGCCCACCGGTGGAGACATCGTGGTCGTGGTGCTGATAGACGTACCCGAGGCTTTGATCGGTCGCTACAGGCCTGGATCGGGCAGGTCGCTCGGGCCGATGCTTCCATACGAGTTGGTCTTCGATAACGAGAAATTCTTCCCGCCACGGAAGATCACTCACGCCGATAAGGCCGTGTTCATGGGCACCCTGGTCGAGGAGACGGACGCAGGGTCGCGGTGAATATCAGATGACCGATCGATTTGACAAATGGCGCAGATCCGACCGACCATTGTCAAACGAATCTCCAAACGTTTCATTGGCTTAGCTCGACCCGCACAATCTTCTAAGCAGAGGGTCGCAGGTTCGAATCCTGCCGGGATCACCAATAATAACAATACATTAGGTTCTGGAATGAGAACGTCGGGACCCTGATTGGGACCCGGAAATAGACTTTCGGCGTCCATCTGCTGATGCAGCAAACGCTTGATGATCAGGGTGATGATGACCATAGACTTCGAGCAAGACCTTCACGCTCATCCCAAGGTACCCACTCGCCTCGTGCACATTAGTGCCGGCCTGCATTTGCCACGTTGCAGCAGTATGTCGCGTGATATGGGGGCTGTCCTTACGGGACGCTCCGCCGGCGACAGCCACGGCGTGCCAGGAACGCCGCAGCTTCTGTACTCGTTCGCCGTGATAGCTGATCACTGATGTGATCCCGCGCGCCATGTCGACAGCTTTCCACCGTCGGAGATGAGGTAAGAGCCGAGCGTGAATGCGCACCGAGGGCTGGCGTTTGTTACTGCGGGTCGCCTTCATCCCCTGCCGATGCAAGGTACCGCTGTCGAGGTCGAACCAACCGCCATCGGTTGACGGCGTCCAACGTAACGCGAGTATGGCGCCTGGCCGCGTTCCCGTGTAGACGCCTATCAAGAGCTGGCGCACGACGTGACGCCAACGCGGATTTTTTCGCGCGACGCGGATGCGAGCCGCGACCTCATCGCGGGACAGCCAGTAGTCGGCACGCTGCGGCGTTTGTGGGGGTAAGGATACCTTGGGGACGCTCGGCAATGGTCCGTAAGCGCGGTGGTACCAGTGGATCGCGCTGCGCAATGTCTTGAGGTTGTGCCGCGCTGTCGCGATGCTAATGTTGCCTGGGCGTTTGCGCTTCCGGCTATCTTTTTGAGCAGTGCGCCATTTTACGAATGCTTTGCAGTTGCCTTCATTTATCTCTGACAGCTTCTTGCCACTCCACCATTGGACAATAGGGCGCGCCGTATCGTGGAGGAACACACGGGAGATGCTGTCCTTAGCGTGCTCGCTCAAGTAAGCAGCGACGACTTCATCGACGAATAGTTTGCCGGCCGCCAACGCTCCGGGCGGTCGATAATGCTCGGCGAGGTATTCCTTCAGGGCTTGGCGCGCCCCGTCAAGATCGTCTCGACCGCATCCCGTGCGATGTTCAGTCGCTCCGTCTCGGATGACGTAGAGGGACTTCCGCGGCGGCTTGCGGTGCTTGAAATAGAGTCGGGGAGGTTGGCGGCGACGCGGCATCGCTCAAGCATCTCAGCAAGTGCTCGTTCGGTCACCAGCAACTTGCCCGCAGGCATCGTGGCTTGCAAGCGTCCCTTGCGAATTTCGTTGCGCAGGGACGCAACGGTCAGGGGCCCGTCCGGGAAGAATTTCTCGACGGCTTGCTTGAGGGTGTAGACTGGCTCGAGCACGATTTTTGGGTCTTCCATGCTCACGCGTCCTGCGCCGGCAGGGTCTCAAGATGTTCGCCGACGAGCGCGATGCCGAAATATCGAGAGCCGAATTTTCGGATCTTGCCTCCCATTTCCGGCAGGCTGCGGAGACGATCGAAGTCTTCACCAAATGCGTCGGAGGGCAGCGGGTTCAGCCCGTTTTCTGCACACCACGCTTCATAGTCAGCGTGCAGTTCGTCAATGCCCATTGCGCGCGCATCGCTGGACGGGGCGGCACGCTCGCCGACCCACGCCAGCACGCTGCCGGCCTGTCCGTCACGGCGCGCTGGGACGAGCCTGAGCCCGCCATGGCGCGGCATGACGCGGTCTGGCGCGCTTGAACCCGGGAGGGTGCCGATACCCCGTGTAGCGTCAGCATAAGCAACGACAGCCGCGGGCCCCAAGGCTGAGACCAACTCGACGAGAAGGGCAAACGCGAGAGGAAAACCAAAGGCGATGTCGCGGACGCTCAACTGTCCGCGCGACAGCCAGGCGAACAATTCAGCGACGGGATCGGCGAGAGTGCTCGCGCCATCTTCTCGCAAGCTATCAAGTTGCCTCCGCAGTTCAGCTCTGCGTGTCTCGAGTTCCCGCAAATGCTGAGCGGTGGCTCGTTCTTGCCGCAGGCGGGCCACTTGAGCGCACGCGTCAGCAGTTCGTCGATCGTCGTTGCTGCATCTTGCGGAGAGCTTACCAACCGTCGAGACCACCCGCTCAGTGCGCATCACAGGTTGCGCAAGTATTGCTTCGATCGCCGCGTCCACTTCGTTGACGCTGCGTGAAGTGGAGGGATTGGTCAGCTTTCCATCGAGCTCGGCAAATTCGTTGGCACGTTCACGATAGGCGGTGAGCTTGGCCTGTCGCCCGCCGATGAAGGTCGTGCGATCTTGGGCATAGACGCCGATGGCGCCTACCATGCCCCAGGCGAGGCACAGCATCCAAAGCGGTGCGAGCGTTATAGCGGTGCGCGAATGCTGTGCGCGCCAGAGCCCCATGATGACGACGAGACCGGCGACCTTCCAGAGGTCAGCCGCGACGTTCGCGCACCCGAAAACGCGTGCCTTCTCTTCAGTTTGTCCGAACCCGTAACCGAATAGATAATTTGCGCGCAACGAGACAAGCACCATCCCACCGGTCGCAACACTCAGGACGGCAATGACCAGCCACCGCACCACCCGATTGCTGCCGGTTGTCGACATGGCTCGTCTGTTATTCGATCTTGGGGTCTTTCAGCGTGGTGAGCTCGACGCGCCCGTGCTCGCGCTCGTAGAGGATGAGCATGCGCGAGAAGACTTCGTTGAGGGAGACTCCTTCGCGCGCGGCGATGAGGCCGAGCCGTCGCCTTTCATCCTTCGTAATGCGCAGGCTGACTTGGACGCCGCCGTAGCGTGGGCTGCGGGGGCTTTCTTTGCGCAAGCCGAGATTGCCCTTGATTTCGTCGGCGGCGGGGGCGTCCTTCACCCCGGCTCTGCCCCAGACGCTCTTGAGTTGCTTCAGCGCGCCCTTCGGCTCCTTCATCGATCCCTCCTGGCTCGTCTGGGTTGGGCCGGCTGCATTCGCGTGATCTCGATGGGCGTACCGACGATGGTGACCCCTTGTTCCGACGCATGGCGACCACCCATTCCGATCGATGGCGACCAGGGTGGCGTGAGAGCGCCGTTGAGTGAAGTTGGTCATCTCAGTGTTGTGACG